GATTACAGCACGGCGGGTTCCAGCGGCGATTACAGCACGGCGGCAGCCACTGGGGCTTATTGCAGCGCAAAAGCAGACGGAAAAGATAGCATTGCCGTTGTAAACGGTGCTTGCGGTAAGGCGTGCGGCGCACTGGGCTGCTATCTAGTGCTGACCGAGTACGATGATGACGGTCACATGATCTGTGCCAAAATGGGCCGCGTGGATGGTTCTGCCATCAGAGAAAACGTTTACTATACCCTCAAAAATGGCGAGTTTGTGGAGGCTGATCCGTGAAGAAGCACTACAACAAGCGCTGGCTTGAACAGCGCTGGGATGCAAGACAGCCGGAGCGGTTGGAGCACATCCAGATGAAGCGGCAGCTGAGAGTGAAAAAGGAGGGACGTGGTAGTGATGAAGCCGAGCATGGGAATTGCAGAATGCTGCCAGATCATGCGGGACAACGGCATTTCGGTGAGCGAGCCGATCTTTACCGGTATGATTCAGGCCGGTAGCTTCCCGGCATGGGCGGTGCCGTCTATTGACACCAAGAGCGCCGCCCCGCTGATCTCTCGTGCCGGATTTATGGCGTGGGTGAAGGACTTTTACAAGCTCGAAAAGGTTTACACAAAGGAGGATCCAAAAGAATGAAACTCAAATCCACTACTTACTACTGGCTGGCCGTCATTTTTGGCGGCATTGGAATGGGCGCAGCTATTGGCGCAGAGGGTACCGCGCAGACCACCGGATACATCTCCGGCACGCTGTTTGCGGTGTCGCTGGTGCTGATTTTGGCCGCTGTTCTGCTGGCTCGTCTTGGCTTTGCCGCAGAGGACAGGGAGAGAGCCGCAAAGCGGCGCAAGTACGGCAAGATCAACCGCACCCATGCCCGCAACCCGGAGTATCCGGAGAATCAGGAGCGTGGGGCATGATGACAACGAAAGAATACGTTGAGGACAAAGTCAAGTCCTACACGAGGCTTGCCGAACGCTGCAAGCGAGAAGCCGAAGCATCAGATGATATTGTTGTCCGGGCCGGATACTCCGCACGGGCAAACGTCTGGGAGATGTGCGCCGAAGAAATGGACAACGTGCGGGAGATGCTGCAAGAGGAGTCCGGGGAGATCACGTATGCCTGACGCTGTCCACCATGTCATGTGGTACACCGTGTATGACGCAAAAAAGAAGAGCCTGCCCGTGCGCCAACACGGACAAGCCCAAAGGGTGATGAGTTTCGCCGCCCATCACCACAAAAATAACACAAAACAGGAGGTTTTACAAGTGGCGCTTTTGCAGATCTATGACGGGCTTGAAAACCCGCCGAAACTTTTAGAGAGACGCTCTGCGCAGACAGTGGGAGAGCTGATCCAGCAGGCGGATGCACTGTCCGAAAAGGAACACGCGCAAGGTTATCCCCGCAATACCTACATCGTATATAACAACGATGGTGAGAGAGTTTATCAGAGGTGGTGAATATTTATGCAAGGAGAATTGACCGTCCGGGTGGAGCACCCGGAACCGCCCGCGATCCGGTGGAATGAAGCTGAGGTGCAGCAGAATCTGACCGAGATGCTGGCCGCCTACACCGGCCGCGTCTACACCCCGGAAACCATCAAGGATGCCAAGGCCGACCGCGCCGCCGTGAACAAGCTGGACAAGCAGCTCAGCGATGCCGCCCGCAGTGCAAAGGCTTTTTACATGAAGCCGTTGGAAGAGTTCTTGCAGAGCGCCAAGCAGATGCAGGGCCAGTGCAAGGCTGTCTCCGGTGCCATTGACCAGCAGGTCAAGGCGGTGGAGGAAGCCGAACGGCAGGACAAGCAGGACGCGCTGCGGTCTGTCTATGCGGACTGCATCGGCGAGCTGCGGGAGCTTATCCCCTTTGACCGCCTGCTTGTGCCCCAGTGGCTGAACAAGACCTATGATCTGGCAAAGGCCGGCCGGGAGCTGCGCAAGAGCGTGGAGACCCGGCGGGAGGAGCTGCGGCTCATCCGGGAGACCTGCGGCGAGGATGCCGAAGCCTGCACCACGGAGTATCTGCGTGAACTGAACCTGAACGCCGCCCTTGTGGAGCATAGCCGCCGCCAGAATGCCAGGGACGCACAGCGCCGCGCAGAAGCCGAGAGAATGGCCGCAGAGCGGGCGCAGGCCACTGCTCCGGTCATTATCCCCCCGACCGATGAAGAACGCCAGATCGCCACAGAAGCGGCTCAAACGGCGCAGGCCAATGCAGCCATTACGCCGGATGGCAGGTTGGATTTCAGCATGCTTCAGAAATTTGCAGAGCCTGCAAAGCCGGCAGCTCCTGCCCGCAAGCAGTATCGTTTCTGGGTAGAGTTCACCCGCGAGGACATCGCATGGTTCAAGCAGGGAGCCGCAGAGCGCGGTTTCCGCTATGGTTCTATCAAATAATTTTGGAGGTATTTACTTATGGCACTTGCTCGTCCCGGCGCACCCGCGCCTACTTCGTCCGTTTCCAATGCACAGGCTCTGGCAAACCGTTCCGTTCAGAACGCCAACCGTGCAGGCAGCACTGCTATGCAGGCCGCATCTCCGTCCGTTCCGGTGGAGATCACTGCTGCTGATGGCCAGCACTTCACTGTGAGTTTTGGAGACGTGCGCAACTTCATCTGCCCCAAAGCCACCGATGCTGAATGCAAAATCTTTCTGGAGACCTGCAAGCAGTACCACCTGAACCCCTTCACCAAAGAAGCCTACCTGATCCACTACGATAACAAAAACGACGACACCGCCAGCACCATCGTGCTGGGCAAGAACTGCTATCTGCAGATGGCCGAGCGCCACCCGGCCTACGATGGTTTTGAAGCTGGCGTGATCGTCCTGACCGCAGATGGCCAGCTGCTGAACCGTGAGGGATCTATCGTCTATGATGGAGACAGCGGCGAGACCCTTCTCGGCGGCTGGGCAAAGGTCTACCGCAAGGACCGCACCCGTGCCAGCTACGAGGAAGTCAAGCTCAGTGAATACGACACCGGCAAATCCCTTTGGAACGGCAAAAAAGCGACCATGATCCGCAAGGTGGCGCTGGTGCACGCCCTTCGTGAAGCGTTCCCGTCTACCTTTGGCGCTCTGTACGATGAGAGTGAGGTGCGTGTGGATGCCGAAAGCACCGCTCGTGAGGTGCCGCCTGAAGAACTGCCGGTGCTGGATCCTTACGCAGGTTCCCACCGTCACCGCAAGACGGCAGGCACCCTGATTCCTGCCCCGGATGCACCCTCTGCAGAGGAAAACGCCGATGACCCGTTTGGCGGTGATGATGCATGATCGTCCAGACCAAGAACGGCATCATGCTGCACGGTGAGATTGCCAAAGACCCGGTACTCCGGGACATCGGGCAGAAGCGGGTGCTGAAGTTCGACCTGAAAGCCAGCCGCACACAGGACGAGACCGGAAAATGGCAGAGCTTTTTTGTAGGCGTGAACCTCTGGCACGGCATCGACCAGTGGGACGGCATGCTGCAGAAAGGCGATCAGGTCACGGTTTTTGCCCAGAAGCTGAAAGAGCGGGAGTACAACGGCAAGACCTACTACGATGTGGACGCGGATGATGTTCAGCCCGGTGGGCTTGTGACATTCCGTTGGCTGCAACAGATGATCGACCTGATGGCACACCCCGGTCCTCCGCCGGAACCTGCAGAACCGGCAGCAAACCCGGCAGATCTGCAGGGTGCGCAGATGTATCCCGATGAAACGCTTGCGGATTACGCACCGCACAGCACTGCCGCGCCAGAACCGGCTCCATCTACCGAGTATGACCCCATCAACGAAGACGCAGAAGATCTCCCCTTCTGATTTCGCAAGCTGTGCTATCCGGCTATACGGGCGGGCAAAGGAGGTGAGCAAGTGGCAAAAGAAGAAAAAAAGTCGTTTGTAGCGTATCTGGATTGGTTCGACGCGCTGGAAGAGTACACGGATGCCGAAGTAGGACAGCTAATGCGGGCTTTGGCAAAGTACGTCCGAACAGGCGAAAAACCAACATTTTCCGACCGTGGAATGCGCGGAAATTTCCGATTCATGTGCAATGGCGTGGATTCGGCTGCAGAAAAGTACGAGAACGTCAAGCAAAAGCGCCGGGAAGCCGGAAAAGCCCGTGCTGCTCAAATGCAAGCAAAATCAGCAAATGCTAGCACATGCTACCAAGTGCAAGCAAGTGGTAACTATAATGATACTGTTACTGGAACTGTTACTGGAACTGGAACTGTTACTGGAACTGTTACTGGAACTGGAACTGTTATATCCCCTAACGGGGATATATATAATAGCGCCGCCCCCGCCGCCGTTGACGTAGAACTTTCTAAAATCGTCCAGCATTATCAGCAGGCCGTTGGGGACTTCCCGCGCTCTGCACTGGACAAGCTGCAGAAGTGGAGGCAGGAGTACAGCACAGAGATGATCCTGCTGGCAATCGACAAGGCTACAGAAGCCGGAAAGCGCTCGTGGAGCTACATCAACGGCATATTGTCCGGATGGAAACGAGACGGCCTGCGCACGCCGGGAGACGTGGAAGCCAACGAACAAAGCCGACAAGCCAGACCGAGGGGCAAGCAGCCAACTGAGACCGTAGATGACCAGCTTGCCCGGGTGCTGGCGAAGATGGACAGAGAAAGAGGGTTTGAGACATGACGCGGGAAGACGTGGCAAAACTGATCCGCATGAATTTTGTGCTGTACAAACTGGGTTCCAAGCCTCTGACCGATGAGGAGATGCAGACCACCATCGATGTGTGGACGTATCAGTTTGGCGACTATGACGGCGATACTGTCAAGCGGGCTTTTCTGGCGGCGAACCGAGTATGCGTTTATCCGGTCACGGTGGCCGACATCTTCAAGCAGCTTTCCCAGTGTCTTGACCCGTCCGCCGAATGGGAAGCTCTGGCTGTAGCGGCACGCAAGGCACAGACGTTTTTGAGCTGGCGCAAGTTCCCGATGGTGACCGGCATTGACGAAAAGGGCGGGCTGATGCGTAGTGACGGGCAGAAAGAACTGCAAGCCCTGTATGACCAACTTCCCCCGGCGGCAAAATCCTATGCCGGGAGCGTTGGAGGGCTTGCAGAGCTGGCTGAAATGCCAGACCTTACATACCGCCGTGCCGAGTTTTTGAAGCAGGCGCAGGCCAATATCACCACCGCCCCGCGTGAAGCGGCAAGGCTGCGGGCGAGCGAGCCGACAAGGAAGGAGATTGAAAAATGAGTGAATTTATCGACCGTGAAAAAGCCATCGCAAAAATCAAAGCGGCATATTGCTGTGGCTGCGAACATTACAACGGCGTAAGATGCCGCGCGTGTCAGATTATGGACGCGATGGATGTGCTGGAAGACGAACCGGCAGTCGTCCCGGATGTCCAGCGCTGGTGCAATCCTGAAACGGACCTGCCGAAGGTCGAAACCGAGGTGCTGGTTTTGTACCGGCGTGATGACTATTTGGGCATTACAACGGCGCACTACGAGGACGGCAATGTTTTCTCCGAGGACAGCGAATGGAATTGGGAAGATCTTCCCGATTGGGGAACATACGACGAAGAACGGGACGACTACCGAATCCCGGAAGGCTGGTGGGAATACCGCCACTTCAACCCGGACGAAGTTTACAACAACAAGATAGACTGTCCTGTGGTTGGCTGGATGCCGATGCCGCCGAAGGTGCTGGAAAATGACGATGACACCGTGTAAAGACTGCCCCACTCGTCACCCGGTGTGCCACGACAGCTGCCCGAAGTACGCCGAGTACAAGCGTCAACTGAAAGCGCAGCGCATCTACACCAACGGAAACCACGCGGCAGAGCGGATCAGCCGCAACGATTTCAACAAAGAAGGATGGATGGGAGGAAGAAAACGGTGAAAGTACTTATCGCCTGCGAAGAATCGCAGGAAGTTTGCAAGGCTTTCCGCGCACAGGGTCATGAAGCCTATTCGTGTGACCTGATAGAGCCATCTGGCGGACACCCGGAATGGCACATTCTCGGTGACTGCTTAAAGGCCATCGAGGGGGGGCAGGTCGTGACCATGGACGGAATCGCGCATGATGTGCCCCGCTGGGACATGATTATCGCATTTGTCCCCTGCACAAAGACGAGCAACGCGGGAGCAAGACACCTGTACAAGGGAGGAAAGCTCAATCTTTCCCGGTATTATGAGGGATTGTGCGGCAAGGCGCTTTTTCTTGCCGTGTGGGCAGCTGATTGCGAAAAAGTGGTGATTGAGAATCCTACCCCAAGCAAGATTTTTGATTATCCAAAGCCTACGCAGGCAATACAGCCCTATGAATATGGGCATCCCTACAGCAAGAAAACGCTACTGTGGGAGCGCGGCGTGCCGCCGCTGCACCCGACAAACATCGTAGAACCTACCGCGACATGGTGTCCGTCTGGCTCTTATCGACAACATCTGCGATTTCCTTGTGTACCGATACCCGATGAACCACCTGTTTGAACTAAAAACCATCGAAACGCCCTCTATCCCTCTGGAAAAGGTGTTTGGCAAGTACGACAAGGCAAAGTGCAAATACCGCAAGGAAAAGCACATCACTGACATGGTGGACGCGATGGGGTACAGCGGTCAGACCGCCCATGTGATAGTCAATTATCGGGCGGTCAACCGCACCTTTGCAATCCCTGTCAGCAAGGTTCTGGCGTTCCGTTACAACGAGAGCCGGAAGAGCATCCCTTGGCAATGGGCAGAGCAAGAGGGGATAGAGGTCAAAGCAAAAAGGCTGCGTGTCCATTGGCGGTATGACGTGGATGGGCTGCTAAAGAGATTGGAGAACGAAAATGCCAAATTGGTGTGAAGGAAAACTCAAAGTCCGTGGAAATCCCGAAAACATCGTGCGCTGGTTTACGAATTGCGTGACTGTTTATGACCGCCCCTATTTCAATAAAAACAAGTTTCCGAATGGAGAGTGGGTCTACAAGGAAATCCATGATGGAGCATTGCTTTCCTACGATGATGAGACGTTCTACATCAACGTGAAAGACACCGCTTACATCGAGGGCACTATGAAGAACTTCGTCGAAAAGTTCTGCACTGAACAGATTGCTGATGGCGACAACGCAATTCTTGTTCTTCCTGTCATGGCTGCATGGTCGATGGAACCTGAGCCATACGAAGAAATGTCTAAAAAGTACAGGTTAGATTTCAGATTCTATGGATTTGAAAGCAGTGGATGTGTAAATCAGGAGATGGAAGTCATTGAAGGCGAAACAACTATAAACCGTGAAATCCGATTTGATGATTACCGTTGGGAGTGCGCAGACCCGCTAATGGGAGGTTGAAGCATGGAAATTGAGGTTGCGATTTGCGACCGATGCGGCGAGTGTTTTTCGTGGCACGGCGAAACGAACGGAATCCGAAAAGTGAAAATCAAAGAACATGGCTATGAATGTTCGCCGGACAGGTCGTTCGTTCTTTGCCCCTCTTGCATGGCAAAGCTGAACGACTGGCTGAAAGGAGAACAGGAACAACAAGCAAAATGGATTTGCGACCATGAAAACAACTCAATCGAGTGCGACAAGTGCGGAGCAGAATACAAACTCTCGCCGTATGAGCGTGAATCAGACTTTAATTATTGCCCAAACTGTGGTTCAAGAATGGAGGGAATAAAAGAATGAGTGTTGTCTTTAAGTGCGACAGGTGCGTTTTCTTAAATCAAAAATTTGGGGCGTCAGAATCCGGATATCACTATATCTGCCGGAGAAGTGACAAAGACGAAGGATACATAAATCCGCCCGAATATTGCCACGATTTTGAAGAAAGGAGCAACAATGACCCGCACATGGATACCTGACACCGACACGACGAAGCCGGACAAAACCGATTTCCGCACTGTTAAGGCGTGGCTGAACCGCTACCGCGAAGCAGAGAAAAGATACTACTTGCTGTCTGACCGTCTGGCCGAAGCACAGGAGGCCACCCGGCACATCACCCAGAACATCAGCGCGGCCCCCGGCGGCAGCAAAGATGGCCAGAGCCTTGCCCGGGCGGTGGAACGTGAGGAGGAAGCGGAGCGCCGCGCTTATGAGCAAAGAGCGATCTGCGATAGGCTGTTTCTTGAGATCAGAAACGCGCTCGCCCAGATCCAGAACGAGAAAGCATACACGGTGCTGTACAAGTACTATCTCGATTGCCTCACGTGGGACAGGATCGCAAAAGATATGAATTACTCTCTGCGCATGGTATATGTCTTGCGGCGCAAAGCAATGGAGGAGCTGAGCCTTTAAAAACATTGCACTGTCATTACATTGCGGTTTCACTATCGCATGGTGTAAAATTGTATCATCGGAAAAGCCAAAAGGCAAACCGATGAACGCAGCCTCCGAAACGTGTCCCTTCTTAGCATTTTCCTCCTTTTCTGTTTGCAGGTACCGGGCTTTGCTCTCTTCACGTTTCGCGGGCTGCTTCTATGCGATACACTGACACAAAGGCAGCCTGCCGCTCATGAGAGACAGGAGGCGGTTCGATTCCGCCGTATCGCACCGTATGGCGCATGGACTAGACAACCCGCAAGGCCGCACGTGCAACCTCCCGTGCCAAGAAAAGGCCTTAGAATCCTTGCCAAGGTGTAGCTTTCCTGACAGGATGTGCGCCAACCAACAGCTCCGGTTCGCCGCCGGGGCTGTTTTTATATGGCCGCCTGAGCGCAGTTTGGAGCGCGGCGCGTGTGTGTAGACACGGCCGGTTCGATTCCAAGGGCGGCTTTTTATACTCCGGTAGCTCAAGTGGTAGAGCAGCGGTCTCCAAAACCGCATGTTGCAGGTTCGAGTCCTGCCGGGAGTGCTTGCGTGCCCTATGAGGAGGCGGCGCAATAGCGGGGCATCCGGCCGCGAAAGTTCCGGATGCAGCAGCGCCCACCGTTTGACGCCTGTCCAACGAACTGGATGTACGGGTGCTGCTTATATGCCGTCATAGCTCAACTGGAAGAGCGCCGCCCATTTAAGGCGGGACAACGTTGGTGACACCACGGGAACATTACTGCACAGCCAACCACTGCGCACATCCATTCCGTGGGTGCTGGTTCAAATCCAGCTGGCGGCACATTCGATATTTTGACCGTTCGGATTTTCCGGGCGGTTTTTCTTTTGCATGATTTTAGAGAGGTGGTGGCGGTGAGCGCAAAGCGGCTGACAGACAGACAAAAAAAGAAGATCATCGCTGACTATGTGCAGCTGCAGAGCTACGCCAGAACCGCCAAACTGAACGACGTGGCAGAAAGCACCGTGCGGAAAATCGTGAAAGACAATCCCAAGTGCGCGGATTTGTGCGCCTTAAAAAAAGAGCAGAACACGCAGGACATGCTTTCCTACTTAGGCAGCAAACGCGGGGAAGCACAGGATCTTCTCGGACTGTACCTTCAGGCGATGGCAGACAAGGACAAGATCGCAGAGGCAACACTGCCGCAGCTGTCCACGGCGTTTGGCACCATTGTGGACAAGTTTGCTATGCTGGGAGACCAGAGCGGCATGGAAGCCCCGGACGATGGCCTTCTTGAGGCCCTGAGCGCTGCCGCAGACATCAGCCCGCCGGATGATGTAGACATGCTGCCAGAGGAAGAGGACGACAATGCGGAAAAGTAACGGCTTTCGCTGGAAAGCCCTCAGCCAGCGGCAAAAGCAGGTCTTGAGCTGGTGGACACCGCAGAGCGCATACAGCGGCTACAACGGCATCATTGCCGATGGTGCTATCCGCTCGGGTAAGACCTTTGCCATGAGCTTTTCCTTTGTCCAGTGGGCTATGACCTGCTACAGCGGCCAGCAGTTTGCTATGTGCGGCAAGACCATCGCCAGCTTCCGGCGTAACGTGCTGGGGACGCTCAAGCAGCAACTTGCAGCCCGTGGTTACAACGTCAAGGAGCACCGGGCCGAAAACTGCATGACCGTCAGCAAGGGCAGCAAAGCCAACGAGTTTTACTTTTTCGGCGGCAAGGACGAGAGCAGCCAAGACCTGATCCAGGGCATCACCCTTGCCGGGGCATTCTTCGACGAGGTGGCCCTGATGCCGCAGAGCTTCGTCAATCAGGCCACAGCTCGTTGCTCTGTCACCGGGTCAAAGTTCTGGTTCAACTGCAACCCGGGCAGCCCGCAGCACTGGTTTTATCTCGAATGGGTGCGGAAATGCCGTTCCCGCAAGATGATGTATCTCCATTTCACGATGGACGACAACTTGTCGCTTTCCGAGGACATCAAGGCCAGATACCGCAGCCAATACAGCGGCGTTTTCTATCAGCGCTACATTCTGGGCCTGTGGACGGTGGCCGAGGGCCTTGTATATGACATGTTCGACCGCAAGAAGCACGTTGTTGACGTGCTGCCGGAGCTGTCACCAAAGAGCGTCTATGTGGCGTGCGACTTTGGCACCCAGAACGCAACGGTTTTTTTGCTGTTCCAGAAGCAGGCAGATGCAGACTGCTGGATCGGAACGCGGGAGTATTACTACAGCGGCCGGGAACAGAAGCGGCAAAAGACCGTGGGCGAGTACGTCACAGACCTCAAGGCGTGGCTGAATGGTCTCAAGCCGGAGAGGATCATCGTTGACCCCTCTGCCCTGCCCCTGATTACAGAGCTGCGCAAGAACGGCTTTACCCAGACCCCCGCAAACAACGACGTTCTGAGCGGCATTCTGGACGTGCAGACCATGCTGCAGACCGGGCGGCTGAAGATCTACAAAGACTGCAAGCACACGCTGGAAGAGTTCGGCGTGTACGCTTGGGACCCAGACAAAGACGACACCGTGCTGAAGGTCAACGACCACTGCATGGACGCTATCCGCTATTTCGTGCGCACAAAGCGCCTTGTGAAACTGAGGGATTGATTTTGAGCACTGTATACACATTCCAGACCTTCCAGCAGGCGCAAGCCGCCGGGGAACAGCCTGATTTCATCCGGAGCTTCGTGCAGCAGCACTGCACTTCCGGGCCGTACAAGATGGCGCTGGACGCCGACCTGTACGATGCACAGAAAAACCCGGGGGCTGAACGCTTCGCGCAGGCTTACGCTTTGATGCTGAAACGCCTATCCAAAAACACAAAGCAGGATGTCCTGCACCCCGATATGGTCAAGAGTAATCTTTTCCGGCGGCTCAACAAGCAGAGAGCCACATACTCCCTCGGCAACGGCGTGGTCTTTGCGAACGATGGCGTGGACAAGGACAAGCTGGGGCAGAACTTTGACGAGCAGATCCAGAAGGCCGGATATTTCGCCCTGATCCACGGCGAGAGCTTCGGATTCTGGAACAACGACCATCTGGTGGTTTTCAAGCTGACCGAGTTCGCTCCCCTGTACGATGAAAAGACAGGCCTTTTGCAGGCAGGCGTGCGCTTCTGGCGGCTGAACCCTGACACGGATATGCACTACATCCTGTACGAGCTGGACGGCTTTACTGAGTACACGGAAAGCAAAATCGGCAGCACGATGCAGGAGACAACGCCGAAGCAGGCATACAAGAGCGTGACCGTCACCACACCCGGCGGCGGGCTGGAAAGCGTGGAGGGCGAAAACTACAGTGCTCTTCCCATTGTGCCGCTGTGGGGCTCCGACCTGCACCAGAGCACCCTTGTGGGGCTGAAAGCCTACATTGACAACACCGATCTGGTGATGTCTGGCTTCTGCAATGACCTGCAGGACTTTTCGCAGATCTACTGGCTGTGCGAGAACTTCAACGGCATGACCGATGACGAGCTGCAGGAGTTCCTCGTCAAGCTGAATCTGTACCACATTGCAGGCGCAGACACCAGCGAGGGCGGCAAGATCACCCCCTACACTACCGAGATCCCTGTGACGGCCCGGCAGGCGCTGCTGGAACTGCTGCACACCCGGGTGTATGAGGACTTCGGCGGTCTGGATGTGCACTGTGTGAGCGCGGACAGCACCAACGACCATCTAGATGCAGCCTATGAGCCGCTGAACCAGAACGCGGACGACTTCGAGGCTCAGGTCAAGCCGTTCATCCGGCAGATCTGCGCACTGGCTGGCTTTGAAAACGCTATGCCGGCATTCAACCGCAACAAGATCACCAACACAGCTGAACAGGTCAGCATGGTGATCTCCGAGGCACCGATCATCGGTCAGGACATGGCCATTGACCTACTGCCAAACCTGACCCCGGAGCAAAAGGAGCAGGCCAAGGCCGCGCTGATGGCGGAGAGTGCGGTGAGAGAGACGATTGACGGCAACGAGGGAGAGGAGGGAAACGGAGATGGCGAATCTTAAAATCCCGATGGAGGGGAAAATTGAAATCGAGCTGTCAGAAGAAGCAGAAAATGTTATGCAACGGTTCATTTCCGCTGTTGAGCTGCTGCAGGGAACGACTATTGAAGTCACAAGGCCAAACGTGCGGATGATCGGCATTGATGCGTTTGGACGACCGCAGTTTGAAAAAGAGGAGGAAGACGCCGATGAAAAAAACCAGCAAAATTTATGATCCTCTGGGAAGATTGATCGATGTGATGCTTTTCGTCGCTGATTTTGCCATTGTGGCTGGGTGCTTTCTGGCCGTTGCGCAGGCGATTGGCTTATGACCGACCGTGACCGCATCTCTACCCGCCAGCTGAACCGCCTGCGCCGCCGTATCCTCCGGGTGTACGGCACTGCCCGCCGGGAGATGCAGAAGCAACTGACCGAGTTTCTGGCAAAGTACAAAGCGCTGGACGAGCGCAAGCGGGCGCAGCTGGACGCAGGCGAGATTACAGAGGACGACTACCGCATCTGGCTGCAAAATCAGGTCTTTCAGTCCGATTTGATGCACGCCAAGCTGGACGGCATAACCAAGACCTGCACCACAGCCCAAGAGACGGCCTACAAGCTGGCCCGGGACGAGCAATACAACATCTTTTCCTTTGGCGCAAACTGGGCTTTCTACGAGCTGGAACAGGCCGCAGGTGTGACGTTCGGGCTGACCCTGTACAACACCGAAGCGGTCAAGCTCCTGCTGAAGGAGAACCCCCGCATGGTGCCCAACAAGCGCATCAAGAGCGAGAGCAACCGCACCTATGACGCCCGGGTGTTTAACCGCTACGTCATGCAGGGCATCGTGCAGGGCAAGAGCGTCCACGACATCGCCGTGCAGGCCGTAAACGGCATGGCTGATACGGAGATCCACTGGGCTATGAACAACGCCATCACAGCCCTTACCAGTGCCCAGAACGCCGGGGCTTTGCAGCAGATGCGAAACGCCCAGGCTTTGGGCATCGAGGTCAAAAAGCGGTGGAACTCCACCCACGACTACCGTACCCGTGAGATGCACCGCCTGCTCGACCAGCAGACGGCAGAGCTTGACGAGCCGTTCAAGGTCATGGGCTACGAGATTCAGCGACCCGGCGACCCCAACGCAGCGCCGGAGATGGTTTACCACTGCCGTTGCGTGTTGTCCTCTGCGCTGGGCAAGTATCCCCGGCAGAACGCCATGCAGCGGGACAACATTGTCACATATGAGGATACGGGCATGGTAAATGCCAAGGGAAAGCCAATCAAGGTAGCCGTAAAGAAAGCGGTTCCGGCTATGACCTACACCGAGTGGTACAAGGCCAAGGGCGGCACAGAGAAAGAGCAAATGTGGTGGGCGGAAGAGCGCAAAAGAAAGAAGGGATGAACCGTGATTCTGCCGATGGAAAACACCGAAAAGATGATTTTTCCGGGCGAAGGAAAGTTCCATATCCCTATCATCAAGCCGGAAACGGACATCCGCATTGACAAGCTGGAATGGATTCCTTTCAACTATGCCCTGTCTGCCAAAGATAAGGGGAGCAAAGGCGTCCATTTTTATTGTGATGATTACCAGTTTGAACGTGTTTGGCGCAATCCTGACAAGTATGTGCCGCTTTTGCAGCAGTTCGGGGCGGTGCTTTCCCCTGATTTTTCCATGTTCCGAGACCACCCGGAAGCGGTGCAGATTTGGAGTGCCTATAAACGGCACTGGTTGGCAGCGTACTGGCAAATGCACTGTATCAAGGTCATTCCCACCATCGAATGGGTGTGGCCGGAAAGCTACGAGTGGTGTTTTGACGGAGAGCCGCGAAACTCCATCATCTCCATTTCGTCCGTTGGGCTGATGAACGAACATCTAGCTACAACCCTTTTTACAATGGGGTGCAAGGAAGCTATGCGGCGCTTAAATCCTACGCAAGTTCTTTGGTATGGCAAACCATTACCGGGGATGGACTTTAACGCAACAATAATCAAGCCGCAGTATGCGGAAGTGAGAGAGAGGTGTCACGATGAGCGGCGGTGGTAGAGCATCCGGCAGAGCCGGGCGCAGTTCCGCGAGAGTGGGCGGCGGTGGATCTGGAGAAAAAGAAAAAGAGCTTTTTACCGTTGGGAAAGACGGTGTGCGTGTCTATGATGATTTGGAAACCGATTCAAAAACTGGTTTGCTGAGCGGACATAGCACATCGGCCGTGAAAGCTTTTAGAAGCCTGAGCGATGTTCATTGTAATTGGAACAAAGGCTTTGATGTTCTTGATGGGGACAAAAAACCGGTGCACATGAAAAGAAGCCAGCAATGGGACTACCTGAAAAACCACAATATAAATTCTTTCATTTTACGAGTTCCAGAAGGCGACAAAAAAAGAGCCTTAAAACAGATGGAAGACTACGGGTATCACGTTGTTGCAAAATTGGCATCGAATTCAAAAGATAAGCGAATTTTTGATGATAACGAGTTTTATATGTCCAAAAAGAAAATGCAGCGGCTTGGCTTGGATTTCAAGGTGGAAACCTACTGGAAAAAAGGATGGAAAGGTTGATGCATCGTGAACTTTAACTACGACATCAAATTCACTGAGAACACCCCGCAGCTGCATGAGGCACTGGACTCATGGGCAAAGCGGGTGCTGACCCTCTGGGGCATGACGGTGCAGGACTACGCCCAACTGCTTGTGCCTACCGGCGCAGAGAACAGCACCCATATTGAGGGCTACGTGGGCGGCGCGCTCAAGCAGAGCCTGACCTATGCCCTCGACCTTGCAAAAAAGACCGTGACCATCGGCAGCAACCTGTTTTACAGCGTGTATGTGGAGCTGGGCACGGGCATCTTTGCCGAGAAAGGCAACGGACGCAAAACGCCGTGGGTCTGGAAAGACTTCAACGGAAAGTGGCACTTTACCAGGGGCATGGCCCCCCGTCCGTTCCTCCGCCCGGCGGTGGAGGAGCACATCGACGAACTGCGAGAGATCGCAGTGGAAGAAGGGAACAAGGAAGTATAAACATGAGCAGAATCGAAGAGCTGGAAAGCGAGCGCGAAAACTTGCATTTGGAACAGCTCAAGCTCCAAAACAAAGCAAAAATTTGCGAAGTTCGGCAACTTGAAATTTCAAACGAAATCCGAGAGCTGAAAATTGAGGATGATAAGGAAGCAAATACACGGCTTTGCTTTGAAATTGACGATAAAAGAATCAAACTTCAGAAACTTTGTGATAAGGTTCTTGGCGAATCAAACGTGCATGTTCATGTGACACTCATCCCGTTAAAAGACAACCTCAAATTTCAAAATTACGAATTTGACTAAAAAGTTAATATTCGGCGGTTGGCACACAGCGTCAGCCGCTTTTTTATGCCGTTTTAGCTCAGTCTGGCAGAGCACCGGACTTTTAATCCGGGGGCCGTGGGTTCAAGCCCCACAAGCGGCACCACACCGGCAGCACGTCCGGCAAATAAACCTTATTGCCAAGCATGGCAGCCCGAGCATGGGCAGAAAGGACTATCACATGGCACTCAAAAGAGCTGACATCCGCACGATTCTGGAGAACGCCGAAACCTCCAACGATGACAAGGTCGAAGCCATTCTGGACGCCCTGCACAAGGAGACGGACGGACTCAGAAACCAGCTGGATGAAGAAAAAACAGCCCGCACACAGGCCGAGAAGGACCGGGACGCAGCCAACGGCGGCAAGCAGGCCGCTGAAAAGGCGCTGACCGACTACAAGGCCCAGCAGACAGCAGCAGCCAGCAAGGCGGCCAAGACTGCTGCGTTTAAGCAGTTGCTCAAGCAGGCGGGCGTGCTGGAAAAGTACATCGACGACATTGCCGACGACTCCAAGAAGGGCGACGAGTTCGCCGCCGGGCTGGAACTGGACGCCGATGGCAAGGTAAAAGACGCCGAAAAGCAGCTTTACAGCATCAAAACCACATGGGGCGGCAAAATTGCCACCACCAAAACCACCGGCGCGAAGGTGGACAACCCGCCCACAAGCTACGCCGGGACTTCTCCCGAGGATTTCAAGAAGATGAGCCTTGATGACCGCATCAAGCTCAAGAACAGTAACCCCGAGCTGTACCAGCAGCTCCGGGCAAAGTAAGAAAGTGAGGCTATTATATGGCACAGACTGGCACTTTTGGCGGCTTCGACTTTGACGTTGAGGTGTTCGGCGACTACATGGCCGAGCAGAACACCATCGACACCAGCATCGAGGCTTCCGGCATCATCAAGGACGACCCCTCTATCATGGGTCTGATCGGCGAAAAGGGCAGTGTTGCAACCATCCCGTTCTATACCGAGCTGGACGCCACGGCGGATAAGCCCCTGAACAACGACGGCAATACCGACAACACCCCCACTGAGGTCACTGGCAACAAGCAGACCACCATGCTCATCCAGCGCATGAAGGCATGGAAATCTCAGGACTTCACCAAAGAGCTGACTGGCGCAGCCCCGATGCAGCACATCGCAAATCAGGTCACACACTACTATCAGCAGGTCTGGCAGAATGTGCTTATGACCATCACGGACGCTGTGCTGTCTACCACCGATCTCAAGAAGCACATCTACGACATCACCAAGGTGGACGACGGCAAAGTTACGCCGGAATCCCTGATCTATGCGCAGGAAGCCGCTTTCGGCGACCACGCAATGAGCGAGGGCCTGCTCATCATGCATTCCACTGTCTTTGCAAAGTATCAGGCAGCAAATCTCGTTGAGTTTGAAAAGTACACCACTCCGGGCGCTCTGTCTCAGGCTTCTCCGCTGGCTCGCATCGGTGGGATGGTCGTGATCGTAAACAACGCCTTCACCTCTGCGTCCATCACCGACGCTTCCATCAACGGCGGCAAGGCCACGACTGCATATAAGACTTATGTTCTGGGCGAAGGCTCTTTTGTGGGCTGCCGTAAGACCAACTACGAGAAGCCCTACTACACCGACTACGACCCCGAGAGCAAGGCCGGTATTCAGAAGCTGTACACCAAAGAAGGTCGTGTCATTCACCCCAACGGCATGAGCTTCAAGGTGGACAACGTTGCCGGAGCGTCCCCCAACGACACCGAGCTGGGCGCAAAGGCCAACTGGGAACGCCGCATGAAGCTGGAGAACATCCGCATCGGCCAGATGCTTTCTCTGGGCTAAAAATTCGGAGGTGACTCAGCATGACTGTCCCCGAGCTGTGCGTTTACACGCACAATTTTTTTGACCGGGCGGACGACCCCGTTGCCGGGGAGTTTGCCTTTGAGCCGGACACCGTGCCCACCGGGGTAGTGCCGGGGCAGTATTTCCTCGTGTGCGGATCCATCTTCAACAACGGCGTGCACAAGGCCGGGGACGGTGATCTGACCGCCGAGACCTTCACCGGGACGGTGCAGCCCATGCGCGTGCCGCCTGATTTTGTGGCGCTGGCTGAAAAAATCGACGCATACGACAAGGCGCTCCCGGCCGGCGGCATGTATGTGTCTCAGTCCTTTGCCGGGTGGTCCGGCACGATGGCTACAGGCACGGACGGTCTTCCCGCAGACGGCAAGACCCGCTATAAATCCGAGATCAATCAGTGGAGGAAGATGTGACATGGTCAATTCGTTCACTGCATCCACCGTGATGCAGAGCTTTACCCAAAAATACCGTTTTCAGACCCGCAGCTATGAGCCGGACGGCGTGGGCGGCTTTGTTTCCGGTTGGCAGGACGGCCCTGAGTTTGAGGCCGTGGAGCGCCACGACACCACCGTGGAAGCTCAGGTAGCAGAGCAGGCTGACACCGCATCTACCTATACCTTGCTGGTCAACACGGGCGTGCCGCTGTCCTTCCCGGACTACATCAAACGGGTGAGCGACGGGCAGACCTTCCAGATCACCAGCGCAGCAGACGAAGGGAAAGCCCCGCCGGAATCCGGCATGGGGCTGCGGGCCGTCAAGTGCAAAAAGGCGGTGCTGCCTTGATGGGACCGTCTGAGAGCATCAACCGGGCGCTGAACGCTTTTTTCAACGGCTTTGGCATCCCGGGCTATCTGGAAGATAACATCCCTCCTGCCGCTTCCCTGCCCTATCTGACCTACAAGCCCACCATCCCCGGCGGGTGGAACGAAGCGACATCCTTCCACGCCCGGCTGTGGTACCCCAGCAAGGGCGGCAGAGCCCCCATCCTGCAAACCGAAGATACGATCAGCGCGGCCCTCGAGGACAGCACAACGCTTTCCTGCGAGGGCGGCGCTATTCTTTTGCAAAAAGGTACCCCATGGGCACAGCCCCTCGACAACCCGCCTGAAGGGTATCTGTGCGAATATCTCAATTTTGAAATCACGCAATTTTGCGAGTAAGGAGCAATATGGGAAGAAAATTTTCCAAAATTTCGCAGGAAGCGTTCAAATCCATGCAGTTCAATTCCGGAATCGTGGTCAACAAGTTTGACGTGACCGGAACGACTGAAGTGCAGGATGCAGACATCATCACCGCCACCACCGGCGGCATCACCGCGACCTGCAAGGCAAACTTCACTGATCTGGGCGCGGACGTGGACAACGCCCAGAAGAACACCGCAGAGCTGATGCAGATCGAGGACTACGACTGCACGCTGGCCTTTACGGCCCTGAATGCAACCACCGACGTCATCAAGCTGGCCCTTGGCGCAGCCGATGTGGCAGAAAAGAAGGTCACGCCCCGCATGACGCTGGATCCCACTGAAAGCACCGGTGACTTCAAGGACATCTGGTGGGTCGGCGACACCATTGACGGTGGCTTTGTGGCTGTCCGTCTGATGAACGCACTCTCCACCGGCGGTTTGACCCTGAAGACGACTGACAAGGGCAAGGGCAACATCTCCGTCACCCTGACCGGCTGCCCCCGTCTGGGCAGTGATACCGTGCCTATGGAGTGGTACTACAGCCCCAATGCCGCAGCATAAGGAGGACACCGCATGAAATTTTTGACAGAGCTGTCCGATGAAGATTTTCTGCGCCACTGCTGGCAGATTGCCGATGTGGCAGAGGAGGTCTTGGAAAAATCCAAGATCATGGAGCTGCGCAAGGTTCTGCCGGTCCTGACCGGCGAGGAAACGCCGGAGGAGCTGGAACAGAAGAAGAAGGAGCAGGCAAAAAAGAACATTCAGGCTATGGCAAAAAGCTTGCTGTTCGACAATGCCGCTGCCACCGCAAAGCTGCTTCCGCTGCTCTATGAGCCGGACGTGGATGAAAACGGGGTGGTTGAAAACATCGGCCCGTTCAAGAAGATGCGCGCGGTGAAAGAGCTGTTGAACAACGATGATGTGCTGGATTTTTTGCTCTGGTGTCTGCCGTTGGTGCTGGCGGGTACAGACGCCTGATTTCTTCCATCAGCCCGGACGCGCTGCGGCTGTTTGGCAGGCCGTACATTTTGCAGCATTGCCTGAACACTTTGCGGCAAGAGCGCATCACGCTCAGCTATCAGGCGTACATGACGGACGCTCTGGCACACCTTATAGGCGCGGAAGAGCGGTGGTACGACATGGTGGCTGGGCTTGTGGAAAACCGCCCACAGCCGCCGCAGCCGTCCGCTGATGAAGTGATAGCACGCATTAAAAATGGCTTGAACGGGGGTGATGGAACCTGAAACTTTTTGAATTGAGCGCCACCCTCGGGCTGGACGACAGCGCCTACCGGCAGGGCATCCAGAATGTGCAATCCGAGACGAAAAAGACCGTTTCTTCGCTGTCAGGAGAGTACAGCAAGGCCGCAAAGGCCGTAGTGGAGCTGACCAGACGCTACAACGAATCGGTGGGCAAGACCGGCAAAGCGTCCTCTGAGACCAAAAATCTCAAGACCATGTTAGCACAGGCAGAAGCGCAGCTCAGGGCAACCACGACCGCGCTGAAAGCCGCAAACAACGGCATGGATGGCTTTGCCAGCTCCACGGATAAAGCGTCCGGCAAGTCTCTGGCCGGTGCTATTGCACAAGGCACGGTCATGGCGGGCATTTTCTCGAAGCTCGGCTCTGCTGCACTCAGTGCCGCAGAGGGGTTCATCTCTTCCGGCATCGAGTATAACGCCCAGATCGAGAAATACACCACCGGCTTTACCAATATGTTGGGCAGCGCGGAAGCCGCCCAGCAGGTCATGAGCCAGATCCAGGAAGACGCGGCAAAAACCCCGTTTGATGTCGAGTCCCTGACAAAGGCGAACCAATACTTGATCTCTGCAGGCGAGAACGCTTCCTATGCCCGCAGTACCATCATGGCACTGGGCGACGCGGTCTCTGCGACCGGCGGCGGCAACGACGAGCTGAACCGCATGTCCCAGAACCTGCAGCAGATCGCCAACACCGGCAAGGCTACAACGGCTGATATCAAGCAGTTTGCTTATGCCGGCATCGACGTATACGGCATTCTGGCCGACTACACAGGCAAGTCCACCGCTGAAGTGCAGAAGATGACCATCAGTTATGATCTTCTGACGCAGGCTTTGCAGGCTGCTTCCGAAGAGGGCGGGCGTTACTACAACAGCATGGACACCCAGAGCCAGACCATGAATGGCCGCGTGTCTACCCTGAAGGACAACGTGAGCCAGCTGACGGGATTGCTGACCGGCGATTTATCCGGCGGCATCGGCGTTGTAATCGGCAATCTGAACGACATGCTCGTCGCAGCACAGGAAGCTTACAAAACGGACGGCTGGATTGGTCTCGCAGGCGCGATCACCGGCCTGACGGAGCCTATCAACACGGCAAAAAACGCTCTCAAGGACTTCGCAAGCAAAGCCACCACATGGCTGGATCAGCTGAGCTATAAACTCAACCGTTTTCTCGGAAAAGCCGCCACAGCAGACTTCGATACCTACGAAGAGTACGCGGATGCAAATAACCGGAAGAGTAACCGTAACAGGATGCGGGAAAATGCATTAAATGGCATTGGCATCAGCAACAAGAGCTGGTCGGAGCGTCAGGCGGAAGCGGCAGCAGCCAGTGGCAACAGAGGCAGCTCCATTACAACCAGCCCGTCTGGCTCTTCCGCTGGCAAAAAATCCAGATCCTCCGGCTCCAAGTCCACCACCGAAACGGTCATTTCGTCCATCTCCAGCACAGCTACCACCACCGCGCAGAATGCGCTGGGCACTGTGACCACCAGCATCCAGACCCTTACCGAGAAGGTCAAGGACAGCTCCGGCAAGATCAAAGACCGCATCACCGAGACCACCACAACGACCGGCAAGGAGATGGTGAACGGTGTTGCAACAACCTTTAAGCAGGTCGAGACCAAAGTCAACGGCACGGTCACAAAGGTCACAAAGACCTACGACGACATGTCAAAAACGCTGCTGGGCACCTTTACCAACGTCTCGGAAACCACCTTTGACGGCATCACCACAAAGGTGCAGCAGGCGGTGGAAAAGTACGCGGACGGCAGCGAACATATCAAGAAGACCGTCACAGAGACCGGCCAGCGCGTCGGCGAGAACGGCGCGGAGACCTACGAGAAGATCATCACCTACATCGACGGCGTTCAAGACAAGGTTACGGAGACCTCCAACCTCATTGACAAGAGCGTGAAGGGCACCCAGAGCCGCATTGACCAGCAGCTGAGCGAGGCTTCCGGTCAGCTGGATAAGGGCATTTTCGGGCTGGTAAAGAACACCTTCAAAGACGCCAAAAACGGCGACTGGGCAAGTCTTGGGCTGGATTTTGTCAATCTGATCTGGGGCGAAGTGTCGCAGGGGCAGCGTGACGTGATCTCTAAGTGGCTTACGGACGCACTGACCGCGGTCAACGAGGGCTACTTCAGCGGTGGCATCGGCAAGGCATTTGATATCTTCCAGAAGCTTTTTTCTGACGGCGGGGTAAAATCCGATATCGACGGTGTGACCAATTCGGTCAAGGCTTTTGGTGAGATCGTCAACGGTCTTGCAGGCTCCGGCGGCGTGGGCGGCGCTCTGGGCAGCATCGTCCAGAGCTTTTCCGGCATGGCTGGCGGCATCACGTCTGCGCTGGGCACTATCGTGTCTTTTGTTGCAGCAAATCCTATTCTTGCCCTGATCCTGGGCGTGGGCGCTGTCGCTGGCGGCATTGGCCTTGCCATGTGGATGGACAAGAAGAATAATCAGAAGCCTGTCAGCCACTACCAGAGCCCCTTTGACAAAACCGGCATGTATGACAGCCTGGGCACCTTCTCCACCCGTGCGGCCCTGCAGTACCGCGTTACCGGCCAGCAGTCCATTGTTGACCGGCAGACCAGCATTCTGGAACGCATCGAGGGGATGCTGGACGAACATCTGCCAGACATCGGCAAGGGTCAGGTGGTCATGGATTCCGGTGAACTGGTGGGCGTGCTGTCGACCCGCATGGCGACCAACGTAGATGCACGCATCGGCGTGACAGTGGAACGGAAAGCGAGGGGTGTGTAATGGCAAAGCTTCTGGGGGCAAAAATCGGCAATTTTCACACCCTGACAGATTGGGGGCTGTACCTCAAGGTAGGCAGCCCTAAAATCGGCGCGGCAGAACCGGAAGAATACCTTGTGCAGGTCACCGGATCTGATTCACTGCTGAACCTGACCACATGGGACGATGGCAAGGTGCACTATAAAAAGCGCACCATCACCATGGAGCTGCTGTGCAACGCGCCAAAAAGCAAGTGGCCCAGCATCGAAAGCACCATCGCCAATGCCATTCATGGCAAGTGGCTACAGTGCCGCTTTGATGAAGACCCGGCGTGGTACTGGGAAGGGCTTTGGAAAGTCACACCATCCCGCGACCGGCTTTCCAGCGCCTTTACCATCACCGGCACCTGCAACCCCTTCAAGCGCAGCGTCTACGACGGCACCAACGACTGGCTGTGGGATGACTTCAACTTTGAAACGGACATCGTGCGCAACTACACGAATATCCCGCTCAAGGCGGGCGAGGACAAAGAGGTGTCCATCACCGGTGCACCGCGTGCGGCCGGCATCTACTTCCAGCGCAGCGAGACCGCCGCAAACATCGCGGTGTCTCTCAATGGCTTTGAGGTGGGCATTCTGGCCAAGTCCACCGACTGGCAGTATATCGAGGGGCTTACTATGCCGGATGGCGTAGTGGGCACCCTCGTTTTTGCTACATCGGCAGACTGCAGCATCAGCATCAAGTATTTGGGGGCAAGCCTATGAGTTACAAAGTTTATGCTGGTGTGCAGACGGATGTAGACACATGGAAAACTAAGGTCTGTATCCACGATATCAGCGATATTACCGACACGAAAAAGCTCATCAGCCCCACGCTGACCCGCGAAGTGGGTAAAGCTGGCTCTTTCGAGTTTACCATGCCGCTGGGCAATGTGGCACACTCTGCGCTGCAAAAGCTGCGCACTACGGTAGAGGTGGAACAGGACGGCGTTTCCATCTGGCAGGGCCGTCCTATGAGCCATGAGCAGGATTTTTTGATGCGTCAGAAAATCTACTGCGAAGGGGAGCTTGCGTATCTGAATGACAGCGGCATTGCGCCATACGCTGCAAAAAATGTGAGCTTTTCGCAATTTTTGGAATGGATCTGCGATAACCACAACGGAATGGTAGATGCATACAAAGCTTTTACTCCTGGCAATGTGCAAATGGACATTCCCATGATTGTGCCCTATATCGACGGCATCAAAGTCGTGCAGGTGGGTTACAGCTACGATTCTAATGATGGAGATTACATTTACCATTGGGGAATTGTAGATCCCGTGGATGGAAAGACGAATATTTTCTATGAGGAAACAGAGATCAACAAAGCTTCCTGCCTGAGCTGGGAAATCGATGAAGAGCACATTGCGGAAGGTCGCATTATTTCACGGATTGGAAGCAACAATTTCCGCGTGCGTCTGTTTGCAGCCTATGTAAAGGGCAAAACGTACGCCGCAAAGGTCGAAGTGAAAAAAGCCGAAATCGTCTGCGGTACTTGCAACAAGAATTTTGGCACGTACTCCATTTATAACGTCGAGCAGGCATCTGAATCCAAGACCTTTAAGATCACCGAGCAAAACGGGAAATACAGCCTTGCTATCAACGGCAAGACGGATCCCCGCTTTTCGTTTGATGTCAAGGAACCTACATACAGCTTTGGCGATGGAAAAAACTACGGCGTTACATGGGACATCTTGCAGAGTGAGCTGGTGGAAAAGTACGGCGGATATCTGGTGCTGCGCCATGCAGAGGATCCTAACGGAAAACCGCGCCGGTATCTGGACTATCTGCAGGCGATCACCGATAAAAACAGCCAGACGGTGGCTTTTGGAACAAACCTGCTGGATTTGACCAACAACGTCAAAGCAGAGGACATCTACACGCGGGTGATCGCGGTAGGTGCCAAAAAGATAACATGGCTTGTTTTTTCTTGGGGTGAGACCATCACAGAAACCGCAAACGATCTGGCCGCGCAAAAGCTTTTTGGCATCATCACAAAAGTGATCTTTATTGAAGGCATCGAAAGCACGCCGCAGTCTTTGCTGGATGCGGCAGAGGAAGAACTTGCCAAAAATCTGCGCTATCTGAACGGCATGACAGTCAAAGCGGTCGATCTGAAAGACGCTGATATTGATGTCAGCCGTATTGCAATTGGAAAGCAAACTCACATTTTCTCTGCACCGCATGGTGTAGATACCTGGTTGCTGTGTTCCAAGCTTGTTGAGCCGTTGGATTCGCCGGATAAAAAGGAGTTTACATTTGGCACTGAGTTTTCCAGCATCAGCGACCTGCAGGCTTTGAGTGCACGCAAAGCGTCAGATGCTTACGATTTGAGTCGATCGCTCAAAGGGTACATGTCAGGCTAATGAGACAGGAGGTGTTTTATGGATAAAACTTTTGACGAAGCCATTGCGGGAATTCGTAAGGCTGAGCGCGGCGTGGAAGTCCGTGAGGACATCGCACAGGGCATGGAGTACGTCAAGCAGTACGCCGAGGAAGTGACAGACCAGCAGCAGGCCGCTTTGCAGGCCGCTCAGACCGCCACCAGAGCAGCCAGCACCGCGACGAAAAAGGCCGCAGCAGCTGCAGAGAGCCAAAACGCAGCCCAGACCGCCGCAGCCAGCGCAAGCAAAGACGCACAGTCAGCGTCCGCAGACGCAAAGAGTGCGGGAAGCTCTGCCGCTTCTGCCAAAGCTGAAGCGGACAGGGCTGCGGCCATCGTGAGCACCGACAAGACGCTGAGCGTCGAGGGCGCTCCGGCTGACGCAAAGGCTGTTGGCGATGCGCTGAAAGGCGTGATAAGCGCAGACGCTGTAAAGACCTTGATTGCAGACGCTCTGTCAGAAGACCATGCCAAAATCAAATTTTGGATTTCGGAAGACCCCACCAGCCCTGCCGCACTGTTCGGCGGTACATGGCAGGAGATTGCACAGAACCGGGCGCTGATGGGTGCATCCTACGCCCACGCAGCGGGTACCACAGTCGAAGCCGGTTTGCCGAATATTACTGGCTCTGTTGTGCCTAAGTTAGAAAATATTTACAATTCATTCATTTCTGAAAGTGGAGCTACAATGACAGGCGCTTTCTATAACACAGGGGTATTTAGTTCTTATGGCGGTGCTGATGCTTCTGTCACCAATAGTGTCCCGAAAGATTTGTATTTCGACGCTTCCCGCTCGAATTCTATTTACGGCCGCAGCGCCACCGTGCAGCCTGCCGCCTACTATGTGCACATCTGGCGGCGCGTGGCCTGAGAAAGGAGGTTTTGAACCATGAAGATCATTGACGAGAACGGTGCAGCCATTGAAAACCCTGACCTGACGCTTGGGTATCTGGTGGACGACACCGAGCCAGTGGAGCACCCCGCCGTGGAAGGCGTGGAGGAGCAGTGGCACTGGGAGACCGTGACCGAGTATCCGAACGGCGGCAGGGACGTGCAGAAAATCATTGACCGCCCCGGCGTTCAGGCGCAGGAGGAATGGGTGGAGCAGGTTCCCATCCAGAAGTACATCCGCTACACCGCCGAAGAGCTGGCTGCGCAGGAAGAAGCGCGCAAAAAGGCCGAAGCCCGAGAGAGGCTGCCGGAGACGGTGGCGGCACTGCAAAAAGAAAACGAGACCCTAAAAAAAGAAAGCGAGATGCTGAAGCAATGCTTGCTTGAAATGAGCGAGATTGTTTATGCATAAAATCACGCAAAAATTAGAAAGGATGGTACGTATGATGGCAATGCTGTGGGCGCAGGAAATTATGTCTGCTGAGACTATGGAAGATGCAAAGGCGCTGTATGAGCGCTGCCCCCGCCTGCTGAAGGAAAAGGTCAAGGCGATTCTTATCAAGAGTGGCTTTGAGGAAATCACGCAGTAAGGAGGACGCTATGGCTGAAATCATGGATGTGTCCCGGCATCAGGGTACGATCAACTGGGAGAAGGTCAAGGCAAGCGGCAAGGTGGACGGTGTAATGATTCGCGCCATGGGCAACAGCGCAACGGGCAGGCCCAGCGCTCCCTACACTGACCCACAGTTTGCCCGCAACTACGCCGAATGCAAGCGGCTGGGCATCCCCTGCGGCGTGTATGGCTACTTCAAGGCGGTCAACCGGGAGCAGGCCGACAAGGAGCTGGCCTATTTCAAGAAGTTGCTCACCGGCAGGAGCTTTGAGCTGCCTGTGGCCGTGGACATCGAGGACGAGGTGCAGAAGCCGCTGGGCAAGGATGCGCTGACCGACCTGACAGCTTACATGCTGAGCACGGTGGAAAGCTGGGGCGTGTACGCTCTGCTGTACACCGGCCTGTGGTTCGGCAACACCTTCCTGTACATGGGCGGCGCGGCGCTGAAGCCCTACGACGTGTGGCTGGCTGCCTACCGGACGAAGAAGCCCGCTCCCGGCTGGCCCTTTGGCATGTGGCAGTACACCAGCAAGGCGCGTGTACCCGGTGTGGCCACTAACGTGGACATGTCCCACGCATACAAGGACTATGCGGGTATCATCAGCAAGAAGGGTCTGACCCGTCTCCGGGAGGCTAAATGACCGAAAAAGAAGCTTTGCTGTGGGTGCTTGGCATCCTGGGCAGCCTGTGCGCCGCGGCCATCACGATCGACAAGGTGCTGGACATCATCCACAAGTACATCAAAAAGGCACAGGCCCCCGACGATGCGCAGAACAAGCGAATGGATACGCTCGAAAAAAGACTTGGCGTGCTGGAACAGGGACAGCTTCAGCACGCACAGGCCCTTGCAAGAGACCTGCGCCGCTTTGACAGCCTCGATGAAGAAATGCGTCTCGTACTCGTTGGCGTACAAAATCTTTTGGATTCACAGCTGTCCGGAAACAACCGCGAAGGTATGCAAAAAAGCAAATCCGATATTAACAACTACCTACTGAAAGGAGTAACAAATCATGGAAGCAATGTTTAACTTTATCCCCGCACCCATCGCACTGGTACTGATGTTCATCGGCTTTGCCGCGCTGGCCGTTGGTGCCATCCGGCTGGGCTACAAGCAGTACGTCAAGCAGTGGGCACTGGAGCTCGTGACCATCGCCGAGGACAGCATCATGGGCAGCGGTCAGGGTGCCAAGAAAAAGGCACAGGTCTTTGCTGCGCTGCGCGGCGCCCTGCCGGACTGGCTGAAGCCTTTCATCACCGATGAAGTGCTGGACAGTGTGATTGAAAAGGCTGTCAGCATGATGAAAAAGGCACTGGCAGAAAAGAAGCCTACCATCAACAAGGAGTAATTTATGATCGAGCAAAGCGTATCTCTCGCATCCAACGGCACGGCAAAGTTGCCCGGCTATGAGCAGCTGGTGCGCTTTGGCTACACTAAAAACCGGGGCGTGTACCGCCTGCACGTCGATGCAACCGGCGAGTGGGAGGGCCTGACTATCCGCTGCTTCTGGCACGTGCCGGACGGCAAAGACCCGGTATCCTCGCTGGTGGCGGACGACGGCTATGTGGACGTGCCCGCCAGCGTGACCGCACAGCCCGGGAGCGGGTGCATCACCTTTGAGGGCAGCGACGGCACCAAGACCGTGACCAGCGCAGACCTGCGGTATCGTGTCAGCGCCAACTCCGGCACAGAGGATGGCACAGAGCCGGAACCGGGCACCCCTGCATGGCAGCAGCTGGTGGATGCTGTACGCACCGATGCCGCCGCCGCAGAGCAAGCCAAGACCGATGCCCAGACTGCCGCCAGTGAAGCCGCCACCAGTGCGGGCAATGCAGACCAGAGCGCTCAGAAGGCCGCTGGCAGTCTGCAGGAGCTCAAAGACAGCATTGCAAACGGCGACTTCAAAGGCGAGCCCGGCAATGACGGTAAATCCCCCGTTGTGACTGTAACTGACATCGAAAATGGTCATCGTGTCAGCATCACCGACAAAGACGGTACAAAAACAATCGATGTCTTAAATGGTCAAACCGGCAAAACCGGTGCAACGCCTGTTCTGACGATCGGTACGGTGTCCAGCGGAGACAAGCCTTCCGCCGACATTACCGGCACGCCTGAAAATCCGGTGCTTAACCTGAGGCTGCAACCCGGGCCTCAAGGCCCTGCCGTAGCACTGGACACCACCCTCACCCACGAGGGCGAAGCCGCTGACGCAAAAGCCACAGGTGACGCGATCAGCGCGGTAAAGGCGCGGCAGAACATCCTCGCAGGCAGTGAAATAGGCAACCCTATCTCCGTTGACGACGCTTTCCCTGCACCCCTGTGCGGCCTGACCGTGTACGGTCGGAGCACGCAGGACGGTACACCCACGCCGGATGCACCTGTGCCTATCGTGAGCGCTGGTGACGGCGGGAGCGTGGCGGTGAAGGTGACGGGGAAGAACATATTCCCGGGTCCTGAACAGCCAAAAACAGTTGAGAGAAACGGACTTACATTTTCCTACAAGGATGGAATGTATACGTTGACGGGAACGTCAAATGAAAACACATGGTTTAATATTTATCCAGTCATAGACAACACTACATCAACATCTTATAATGGAAATACCATTTATTCAGATGGTAAGATTGCTGTTGTAAATGGACTGAAAAATAAATTATGTAATATAGCATTTCGAAAAGTTAACAATACCAACAGTACCACGATAATTACAGCTACTAACAATAAAAAATTGCTTCAACATAATACATCTGGTGTATTTATTTATGCTCCATCTGGAACATATTCGGACACTTTCACGCTTATGATTACGGGTGAGAATCAAACCGAAGATTATGAACCCTACCGTGAACAGCTCCTCACGCTTCCCACTCCCAACGGATTACCCGGCATCCCTGTCACCTCTGGCGGCAACTACGCTGACAGCACAGGCCAGCAGTGGGTGTGCGACGAGGTGGACTTGGAAAGAGGTGTGAGGAGACAAAGGGTTTACAAGGTTGATGTTGACGGTGAAAACACTAAGTTTGAACAAGCTGGCAACTACGCCAATCTTGCGCCAAGAGGATTACCAATCGCCTTGTATGCCGGTGGACAGAGAATATACGCAGCTAGTACGTTTACCAACTTATCGTGGTTTTACAACGCGAATGGAAAATTCCTATATCTGCAAGCGGCTGATATTTCTGGCCAGATCAACGAGTCTTGCAAAAAGCAGCTGGGCAAAATCTATTACGCTCTCGCCACCCCCATAGAAACTCCGCTCACCCCTGCCGAAATTGCCGCCTACAAAGCCCTCACCGTTTACGCGCCTGACACCGTGGTGCAAGCGATAGACGGCGCAGGGTTGAAATTGGAGTATCAGAGAGACGTTAACATCGTAATCAAAAATCTTGAGGATGCCATCGCATCCATGACTGCAACCTAAAGGAGGGAAAGCATATGGCTATCAAAAGCAAAGCCCGGCATGATCTCACCCTGCGATCCATCAAGCGAGAAATCGCCGCAGGACGCGACGTGGCATACTGGCTGGACAAAGCGTACACCCATCTGGACAGCGGCCTGCTGACGGAGGACGACATCGCAGAGGTGGAAGCCCTTGCGCAAGCGTACTACGATGCACTGGACGCTAAAGACAAGGCGAACGCTGAGGAAATCACACTGTAAGGAGGATATCATGGCAAGCACTACATACGAACCGCTTAATCCGTGGAGATGCTCAAAAAGTATTATCCAGACAAATTCTGACCGCGCTGGAACAGACGTTTGTACAGGTTACCATATTTCTGTGCTTGGCAGTATGGTGCGCAACTCCGGACAGTTGCCGCAGCCCTTCTGGCTCGGTGCTGCCCGTGGCGGCGGCTCGTGTAGTCTTTCCGCCAGCGTTGCAAGGGCTTAATGCAGAACAGATAAAAGCTGTGATAAAACGTGCGCCGCTTGGGAGGTATGACCGGAAAATCGCCCGGTTGCGGTACGTTGACCAGCTATGCCAAGTTGACATTGCAGCGCGTGTGCCGTATTGTCGGACATCAATCGGCAATAGGCTGAAAATTATTGATAAAATGCTGAATGTGTGATATTATACTTTTAATTGGGCGCGTTTTCTTGTGAAGCGCGTTGAAGTGGCAGGCTTTCGGGTCTGCCACTTTTCTTTTTGCACGAATTATGGTATAATTATTTCAACAAATCCACCCGGCCTCTCGAAGAAGCACAAGAGGGCGGATATTTGAACCCGCTAAGCCTCTCAACGATGCGTATCATGGCGGGGCTTTTTTTGTTTTATTTACACTAGTTTTGTCGAAGCTCTTGCCTTGCAAGCCAAAACGTGATATTTTATTTTTGCTTCCAATGTGAAGCCCTTAACAGTTAAGCACTCATGCGGATTTTTCCGTGTGGGCGTTTTTCTTGCTTTACAGAAGTTTATAGTGCTCTGCCAGCAAAAAGCAGACATACGCCGGGCACGCACGCTTTTCACAGCACCAGTCCTGCACGGTTCGCAGCGGAATGCCTGCCCGCTTTGCAAAAGTGGTCTGAGACAGACTGGTGCGGGCTACCAGCTCACGCATTGGAAGATGAGCTAAATCCCAGATGGTGGACAACCTTGCCTTCTCGGCATCCAAGTCGATGCAGCCGGAAGCGTCATCCGGGACGCTAAGAGTGATGTTGTTGAGGAACGCTGCCCTGGATGCTTCCGAATCGGCAGCCATAATAAAGAGTTCAGCAGTAGTATACATAGTCTTCTCCTTTTTAAATCTCCCCGGTCGATGTTCGCACATCGGCTGGGGACTTTTCTTTACTCCATATCTTCCAGAGCTTCAAGATACTTCGGGTAAAGATCTTCCACGACGGCCTGTCTCTCAACGTCGTCCAGATTGCCGTTCATGAGTGCCTCGCCCTCTTCATCGGAGTGTTCGATGCTGGTAGTGACCATCAGGTCGCGAGCGTCCAGATGAGAGGTCTTGACGTCGCCATCATCGGTGAGGTGCGCGTAGATCATCCAAACGCCGTTGTCGTACTCGATTTCTGTGCCGGTGGCCATAACCTTGGCTGCAAACTCGTCAGCAGTAAGCTTTTTCATAATTGTTGCCTCCATGTGTTTGTTCGGGGTCTTTCACTGTCTTTATTATACACGCGTTGCGTGCAATTGTCAAGACTTTTTTGAAAATTTTATACGCGTTGCGTGCAAATTCTTGAGTGCCCATACAGCCCTGTGCTGTGTGGCGCTTTTCTTTTTTGTCCTTCGTTGTGCGTTCGTTGTCTCTCACGGCGGTTTAAAAAAGTACACTGGGCGCAAAGGGAGGGTGCACCATGTGGCACAGGTTTAATCCAAACCCGCGCGGGAGCAGCGTCGGGGACTGCGTAGTGCGGGCGGTAGCTGCGGCCACCGGTCAGAGCTGGGAGCAGGCATATATTGCGCTGGCGCTCACCGGCTACGCCCTCGGCGATATGCCCAGCGCCAACCGCACATGGGGCGCATACCTCCAAAAACGCGGGTTCAAGCGCCGCATGGTGGAAGCAGACTGCACCACCTGTTATACCGTGGCAGATTTTGCCCGGGAGTACCCGCGTGGCGTGTACGTGCTTGGCTGCTCCGGCCACGTTCTGACCGTGATCGACGGTGCGTGGTGGGACAGTTGGGACAGCGGCGCAGAATGCCCGATCTACTACTGGTATAAGGAGGAGTAAACGATGCCTTACAATCCGTATGCGTATCAGATGCCGACATACTACGGCCAGCCAATGCCAGACAACCTCACTCAACTCAGGCAGGGAGTGGGCTATCAGTCTCCCATGATGCAGCAGCCGGCAGCACAGACAGCACAGGCTACGCCATCTATCATCTGGGTGCAGGGAGAAGAGGGCGCAAAAGCCTATATGGTCGCCGCAGGCAACAGCGTACTGCTGATGGACAGCGAAAACAGCGCTTTTTACATCAAGAGCACCGACGCCAGCGGGATGCCGCTGCCTCTCCGCGTCTTTGACTACAAGGAACGCACCACGGCGACAAAAATGTCCCCTCAGACGGCGCAGCAGCCCGGCGGGGAGTTTGTCACCCGAGCAGAGTTTGACGCTCTGGCAGCCCGCTGTGCGGCGCTCGAGAAGCAAGAGCCTGCAAAACCTGAAACGGAGGTCAAATAAGTATGGCAAACCCTCTTTTTAACGCACTGGGCGGCGGTATGCCCGCCATGCCAAACCCTATGGGTCAGTTCGGGCAGATGATGCAGCAGTTCCAGCAGTTCCGTGCAAACTTTCAAGGCGACCCGAAAGCAGAGGTGCAAAAGCTGCTGCAATCCGGCAAAATGTCACAAAACCAGCTGAACCAGCTGCAGGCGATGGCGCAGCAGTTTCAGCAGTTCCTCCATTAAGCCGTAACCGTGGCCACGGTTCAAGCATAAAAATCATTCAAAACACACGAAAGGAGTACAAAAATGTCTCTTTCTTCCGATTCTGCGGTTCTGACCATGCCTGTTCAGCCCGCAAACACCAACGGCGGCAACGGCTTTGGCTTTGGCAATGATGGCGCATGGTGGATCATCATCCTGTTCCTGTTCGCCTTCTGCGGCGGCTGGGGCGGCAACTGGGGCGGCAATGGCAACACCGGTGCCGGTGTCGTTGACGGCTACGTCCTGACCTCCGATTTTGCCAACATCGAGCGCAAGATGGATGGTATCAACAACGGCATGTGTGATGGCTTCTACCAGCAGGCTCAGCTTGTCAACGGCGTGCAGCAGACCGTGAACAACGGCTTTATGTCCGCAGAGATCAGCCGCGCAAACCAGCAGGCGGCGTTCATGCAGCAGCTGTTTGCCATGCAGATGCAGCAGCAGGAGTGCTGCTGCGAGAACCGCTCTGCCATTCAGGGCGTCAACTACAATTTGGCCACCCAGTCCTGCGAGACCCGGAACACGGTGCAGAACACCACCCGGGACATCATCGACAACCAGAACCAGAACGCCCGCGCCATCCTTGACGCCCTGACCGCACAGCGCATCGAGGCAAAGGACGCAAAGATCGCTGAGCAGGGTCAGCAGTTGTTCGCAGCACAGCTTGCGGCATCTCAGGCAGCCCAGAACGAAACGCTCAAGGCCTACATGAGCGGTCAGCTGGCCTACTACAATCCGCGCCCCGTGCCAGCATTCCAGGTTCCTGCACCTTACCAGTACGGTAACTGCGGCACCGGTTGCGGCTGCGGCAGCTGTGCATAACCGAATCACGACAGCTTTTTGAGTGGTTGTTTCCAAAATGGAAATGCCCACATCAAAATGTTCAGCCCCTGAGCTGATTTTGCAAACCAGAGCGCCGGGGCAGCAGTCCCGGCGTTTTTCTATGAAAGGAGCCGATAAAATGGCTGAATTTAGCAACTCCAACACCGTCATCGTGGCGGCGGGTGAAAACCTTCCCCTGACCGAGGCTGCAGTGAAAGCCCCTGCTTGTATCGTGCACCGTGAGGGAAGCGGCCTTGTGACCTTGCGCGGTCTGACCAGCGGGCAGTGCCGGGCCCGTTTCAAAGTAAGCTTTGGCGGCAATATCGCCATTCCCACCGGCGGCACCGTGGGACCCATTTCCGTGGCGCTGGCTGTCGGCGGTGAGTCGCTGACCAGTGCGACCGCCATTGTCACCCCGGCGGCAGTCGAAAATTACTTCAACGTTTTTGTGGCTGCTTTCATCGAGGTGCCGCGCGGCTGCTGCGTGACCGTAGCGGTTAAAAACACCAGTACGCAGGCTGTCAGCATTGCAAACAGCAATCTGATCGTTGAGCGGGTAGCATAAGAAAGGAGATAAAGTCATGCTGGATAAACTGAATCACCTGAAGGACGAAATGTGTGACGAGCTCATGGAGCTGACCGACAAAAAGAACCGTTCCCCGGGTGATATCGAGATGATCGGCGAGATCGTGGATATCATTCTGGACATCCACCGCATCGAGGACTACTGCGAGGGCGGCGATTACAGCCGTGCGGGTGAGTGGGAAGCTGACATGCGCGGGACTTTTGGCCACGATGCCGGGAACGGTTACAACCGGGGCAACAGCTACGCCAACCGTGGCCGTCACTATGTGCGCGGGCACTACTCCCGCACGGATGGCCGTGAGCGCATGATCTCCGACATCGAGGACATGATGCAGGAAGCCACCGGTGCAGAGCGTGACGCCTACAAGCGGGCCGCTGACATCTTGCGCAACGCATAAGGGAGGAGGGCGGCAGGCATGGACATTGACGAGATCAATGAGCACATCCGCAAGCTCAAGTGCGAGGAAACCAGCTGGCAGAGTGTCAACAAACTTGCCGCCCTCTGCACTGTGCGGGACGAGCTGGAAGAAGCGCACGCACCTGAAACGCAGACCCAGGCATTGTCGCCCACGGATTACCGGGCGGCGTACTCCACAGCAGCGGAACCACAAAGCGACTTTGTGGCGGCTGCCAGCTCTGTTCCTTTCGGCGGTCTGATGCAGGTTCTTGACGAGCACATGAACGCAATAAAGCTTGCATATCCGAAAGAGTATGAGCTGGTCATGCGGAAGATAAGCGACTTGTAAAAAGACATAAAATGTGCTATTTTTACATAAGCTTTAGCGTTTGGGCACGAGGCACATAGTCTAACAATAAGCCAACAAATAAATAATTATTTACATTAATACGTCAAATAAACTTGATTTGTAATCAGTGGGTTGCAGGTTCAACCCCTGTCACCAGCTCCAAAAATAA